GTAGAAGATTATGGTGATGCTCGTTCACAATCAGGTTTACCTTTAGATACAGGTCATTTTTCTTTTGACAACTGGGGAGAGCATTTAATCTTTTGTTTTTCTGGTGATGGCAAAATTTATAAATGGCGACCAAACTCAGGCGGTACAGCCGATACCATAGGAACAGTCGTATCTAACGCACCCACAGGGTGTCAAGCAATTATTGTTACTAACGAAAGACATTTGGTTGCAATAGGTTCAGGTGGAGATCCAAGAAAAATTTCATGGTCAGATAGAGAAGATAATACCAACTGGACATCTAAAGCTACTAACACCGCAGGTGATTTACAAATCCCTACAGGTGGTAGAGCTATCATGGCAGCATCATTTGGTAATGACACTATCATTTTTAGTGATACAGGTATAAGCAGAATGTTCTATGCAGGATCACCATTTGTATATGGTATTTCTGATGCTGGAACTAACTGTAAAGCAGTTAGCAGAAGATCTATTGTTTCTACTGGTAACTTTCTTGGATGGATGGGTGAAAACTCTTTCTTTGTGTATGACGGAACTGCAAGAGAAATACCATGCGAAGTGCATGATTACGTTTACGATCAACTTAATGTGCCAGGCAGAAAAGCATCTTGGGGTGGACACAACTCTAATTTTAATGAGATATGGTGGGGATTCCCAAGTGGTGATTCACAATACGCACCAAACAAATATGTCATTTGGAATTATGGTGAAAATGTTTGGTCTATTGGTGAACTAGATAGAGGCTGTTGGGTTGATCAAGGTGTCTTTGATTTCCCAACTTCAGCAGACAATGCTGGGTTTATCTATCAACACGAATCAACACTATTAGGTAATTCACCTAACTTAGGCTCTGCTGTTCCATATGCGACCTCTGGGCCGATTGAAATAGGCAATGGTGACAATTATGTCCAATGCAATCAAATACTTCCAGACGAAGAAGCTAATACACTTCCAGGTGTCACCCTTAGTTTCAAAGGTAAATTTACTCCACTAGGCCCTGAAACGGACTTTGGATCATTTACCTTTGAAAGTGATGGCTACACAGATGCGAGATTTACTGCAAGACAAGTCTCAATGACAGTCACAGGCAGTACCACACAAGATTTCCAAGTAGGAAAGATTAGATTAGATGTACGCAACAGAGGTAGAAGATAATGGATTTATCCTCACAAAGACAGTACATTCAAAGAGCAATCAATGTTAAGTATTCTTTTGCAGCTATCACACAGCAAACTATCTATACAGCACCTAGCGGCGGTGACTTTGATTTTGCGATTATTAAAGATTTCATAGCTTGTGACCATGGTAATCAACAAACCAACTTAGATGTATCAATTACCGATACCAGTTCTAATGAGTTTTTTCTTTATAAACAACACAACATAACTGCATACGCTACAGATGAATTGGTACTTGGTTCAGGAATAATTGTTCAACAAGGTGAAATAATAAAAGCACAAGTCAACCATGCAAACATTGATTTGGTTTTAAGTATTATTGAATATGGAAAAGGCGATTAATAAAGTCACACCTATTAAAAAACAACCCGAAGAATGGGAAGTTCAATGGGAACGCTGTAAGCCATATATAGCAAAAGCTATCAAACATCAAGATTCCTATACAATAGACGATATAGAGGATAAAATAAGACATGGAATATTCCATTTATGGCCAGCTAAGAAGTCGGCTATGATAACTGAATTTGTAGTATTCCCTCAAAATACAGCAATGAACTTGCTATTTTGTGGTGGTGATTACAAGGAGTTAGAGGATATGTTGCCATCCTTAGAGGCATTTGCAAAAGCCGCTGGTTGTAAAAGATTATATGGCGGTGGTAGAAAAGGATGGTTAAGAAAACTAAAACATTTAGGTTTTAAATCAGAACATTTAATTAGTAAAGAATTATGAGTAAAGGTAAAACAACACAATCAGTCAGTCTACCAGCATACCAAGAAGCACAAGCAAAAGAGCTATTTCAAGCTGGTAAATCATTAGCTGGTACACCATTCGTTCCATATACAGGCCCTAGAGTTGCTGGATTTAATCCAGATCAACTTAGACAATTTCAAGCCACCCGTGGTTTATTTGAAACTGGTATGCAGTATGACCCTTTAACTGGCATACAAGAATTAGCACAAAGAGAAGCACCACAAATAGGTCAAGTTGGCTCATTGTTAGGAGCTGACATAGGTGCATATCAATCGCCTTACACTCAACAAGTGATCGAACAATCCATGGCTGATATACAAAGACAAGCTGATATAGCTAGAGGTCAAGCACAATCACGCGCAATTGGCGCTGGTGCATTTGGTGGTTCACGCTCTGCTTTACTAGAAACTGAATCACAAAGACCTTACATCGAGCAACAAGCTAGAACTGCTGCTGGTTTAAGACAAGCTGGTTTCGAGCAAGCTCAAAGAGCTGCTGAATCAGATATTGCAAGACAACAGCAAATGGCAATGTTTGCCCCAGAATTAGAGCTACGCGCAAGACAACAACAAGCAGGATTGCTTGGGGGCGTGGGCGCGGAGCAGATGGCAAGACTTGGACAGCTTGGTCAGATTGGTTTACAACAACAACAATTACAACAAATGGGTCTACAAGTACCTTACGAAGAGTTCCAAAGAGCTTTGGCTTATGGGCCTCAACAGTTTGGTTTATTGGCTGCAGGTCAAGGAGTTACAACTCCAACGACTACAACACAACAAAAAACTGGTTTAGGCGATATTTTAGGATCTGCTGCTGAATTAGGCAGTTTGTACTTTTTAACAAAGTAGGAGTTTTATAATGGCATTTTCAATGCAAGATTTAATGGCAAGATTGCCTGGTTCACAACCTAGTAATCCTCTTTCGCCTACTGTTAATCCATTAATTAATCCTCAAATAGACAGAAAACAATTGGTAACTGATGTTGCAACTAACAAAGCCGCTATTAAATCAGATAAAAATCAAAAGTTAGGCATGATGCTTTACGCACTTGGCGGTGCTTTAAAAGGTGATAAAAACTTTGTGCAAAATACTTTGGCATTGCAGGAAATGCAAGAGGGTAAAGCAAAAGAAAAAGCTCGAATTGAAACTTTAAGAAAAACTGTAACTAATCCTGAGTTCGCAGCCAAATACCCCTGGGCGAAAGATATGTATGATCTAGCTGGCCCAGATGCTTTATCACCAATTGTTAGTGGTATTGCTAGTTCTTTTAAACCAACAACCGCTTCGGCAGAAAGGTTTAGTATTTTTGACAAAAGAACAGGATTGCCAACTGGAACTGTTTTGAAGTCAGAGGCAGAAACTTGGAAAAAATCTAATACTGATACAAATTTACAACTTGGGCCTCTTAGTGCCTTACCAAGAGATACAGAAAGCAGCATAGAAATAAAAGAATTAGTTGATGAAAATAATATTTTTATTGAAAATTTAACTGAAAAAGAATGGGTAAAACGAAAAGAAGCTGGAACTTTGCCACCTGGATCTAAATTACAAAATCTTGGAACTGGTCAAAAAGCAGCAGATTCTCCAAAAGAAAGATTAGACAAATCATTTGGCCCAATTACTGAAAAATTTATTGCAAGCGAAATATTAATAACTGGGTTAAGTGATACTGCAAAAATATTAGCTGAAAATCCACAAGCGGCAAATGATATTGTGGCGGGTGGAGCAAAAGTTTATTCATTTATTGAATCTAATGTAAAAGGTTTTAATGATCTAATTACTAAAGGTCAAAATTCAGCGGTTTATAATGATGTTTCACAATCACAAACATCGTATGATTCTGGAAGAAATTGGAGCAAAGAAATAGATGATTTGGTTTCAGCAACGGGCATAACAGAATCAAGAATTATAGATATGGCTTTTGCGCTTTCTGCTTCAAAAGGGCAAGAAGGAAAAGGTTTGTCAGACAGAGATTTTCAAAATGCAATCGATATGCTTTCCAAAGGATTTAATGCACAACAAAAAATTGCTTTGTTTAATGATATTACCAATAGAATACAAACTGAATTTAATATAGAAAAAAACGCTATATTGAGTGTAAACCCAGAATTAAAAGGCAAATATGATGCTCTTGGAAATCTCTCATCTTTTGTAAATCCATATGCAACAACTCAAATAAGCGATCCATTGGGAATTAGATAATGATAACCATACAGGAAGTCAGGGCTAAATATCCTCAATATAGCGACCTATCGGATAAAGAACTTGTAGATAGTTTGCATGAAAAATACTATTCAGATATTCCAATAAATGAGTTTTATCAACAAGTAGGTCTTGGACAAGATATTGAACCACAACCCGAACTAACAAAAACACAAACAGCATTAGATTATGCAAAATCAGCTGGGTCTGGATTATACAAAGGACTGTCTTATATAGCTGGTTTCCCTGGTGATATTGAAAAACTTGGTCAACAATATTTACCACCAATAATGACAAGACCTGTAGCAGAAATTTTTACTGGTAAAGAAGTTCAACCAACACAGGTCTTGCCAACATCTGCACAGCTTAGGGGTGTAACTGAAAAAATTGTACCGCCATTAAAAGGTGCGGCTGAATATGAGCCTCAAACAGGTGTTGGAAGATATCTTCAAACGGGAATAGAGTTTGCCGCACCAGGTATAACTGGTAAAACAGCCGCAGCAAGAAAGTTTGGTGCTGGCTTAGGTCTTGGCGGCGGGGCTTTATATGAAACAGTTGAGTCTGCAAGTGACAGCCCTGGACTTGCAAGCGCTGTAACAATACCAGCAATGCTAACAACAGGCTTCTTAGCTGGCCCATCAAAAGCAGCTAAATTAGCAGAAAGATCTTTGGTTGGAACTTCTGAAAAAGAAATTTCAAAAGCTATTGATTTAGAAAATGCTGCAAAAATAGCTGGCATTAAATTGTTGCCTGGTGAAACTTTTAAAGACAACAAAATGATTGCACAGCTAACAGAAGATGTTTTAAAGTCTGATTTAGGTTCTGCTTATATATATCAAGCTATAAAAAATAGACCTAAAAAAGTAGAAGATTTGATAGAAAAACAAGCTAATAAAATTTCTTCATTACCAGAAAGTCAAAGAGCTATTTTTAAAATGATTAGTGATACTGCAAAAA